GATGTCCACTTCCAAAACTTTGGTGGTGGGCTATCTACTTTGATTGCAGATACACGCAAACATAAATTCTTTGGTACGTCTTCTTCTTTTATTTGTGCTACAATATTATATTCTCTAGTAGCTAACCAATATTTTATATGAGGTGTGAGTTCACACACTTCAAATATTTTCATCAAATGTTCATAAGATTGTATGTCTCCTGAGTCAAACCAACGGTGAAAAAGCCTTGATTTATCTAGCTTTTTGTACTTTTGGGTAATGAGTTCTGCCATATAATCTACCCACTCAGGTTTCTCTATTGCTTTTCTTCTTATCTCGTGTGCATCAAAAACATTTTTAAATGCGTAATGTCCTTTAAGTGCATAACATTTATTACAGATAGTTCCTTTTATCTTTGCTAACTTACTACCAGTAATACATTTCTTTGCAGATATACCCCAAGCAAACGCAGGCATTTTACTAGGATTAGATAATGTACCTATTTCTTTTTCAAGTTGTTTTCTTTTCATCTTCCTCCTTTTGTTTTTCTTTCATAAAGTCTGGCATTTCCCTGTGTGTGTACTTTGCAAATCTTTTTTTATCGTGTGTATAATATTTTCTATATGACTCAATGTAATCATCACACTTGTATTTATCAGGCATACATAGTGGTGGTGTAGTAAATTTTTTTTCAGGTATCTTATCTTTCCAAGATAAATTAAAATCAATAAAGTAATTAATAATTTTCATAGACTTGTGCATACGATTGTATCTTCTTTCATATTCAAAGCCAAGCCAGTTGCCAAGTAATAAAGTCCAACCAAAATTACCAACACTATCTCCTACCCATATAGTCATTGGGTGTTTAGGATATGCAGGTTTATATACTTTCTCATCTTCTCCTGCGTGTCGTTGATAACCTGTTGATAACATTTGTGCAGTTTCTAATATCATTTTAACTACGTGCTTATCACAATGATACTCGGCACATATCTTTGGGTTTCTGTGCAAATGAAATATGTTCATAGTTTTTTTAGTAAGGTTTCTATTACGACTCGTGTATTTAAGTTCTTTAATCTACCACGATTATAATGATATGTCAAATCATTATGTAAGTCTTTTATATATTCAGGCTCTCCACCTGCAAGGTCACACCACAATCTAAATGATTTTATATTAGGGTCAAAGAATCTTTTTGCTGTGTCCATTAGTATAGACTTTTCTGTTAGTCCACAATAACTACTATTAGTTATATGTCCTAGACTATCCAAACAAGCCCTAGTGATTACAGCTTTAGCTAATTCTTTAAATGGATTGAGTTCTTTTTTTTGTTCTAACTCATAATTCATTGTTGGTTTCATAATATATTTTTCTCTTTCTTGTTATTTCTGCTTGACATTTTTGCAAAAGTATGGTATGCTATTCTGTCCGTTGCAGGGGGGTTAGTATATACTATACCTTAAAATCTTCCCCGTTGTTCATTGATAACCAAGTGTGTGTTATTGCACCAAACGCAATATAAGATTTATATTTATTTAATATTAATTGGTTTAATTCTGAACTATGACTTCTTATTTCTACTCCAGTTTTTAATGTAATAGTTGCCCAAGTATCATATCTATGTGAATCTAGTGTTACACTTTTAATATCGTCTTTAGTAAATTTAATTACTTCTTTATTATTTATTTTCATTTTGGTTCTATACCTCTAGTTGTAGTTGAAATAAAATGATTATGTTTATTCATATACTCAACAGCATACTCTTTTGTATGGTCTAACTTTCTTCTTAATTTTTTTAAAGACATAGCTTCCATATCTTGTACTAATTCTTTTCCTAACTCTCTTACTTTGTATTTATATCTCATAATCGTGTACCTTATTTTGTTTCCTTTCTTTTTTTTCTTTTTCTTTTTTTATATTGTATTGTATCACAAAATAAACTATAAGTCCACCCACCATTATAGCACATAGACCTATAAATAATTGTAATATTCCGTAATATATATCCATTTATCCGTAAAACTTTTGTTGCTTTGCGTAATCTTTTTTGTTCATTTTTAATAGTTCTATAAAAGTAACAATAGTTCGTTTTGCTCTACTCCCATCATCACCAGTTACTATGTTAATAGCTGTAATCATACGTTCAACAGCTTCTGCAATCGTTATTGTTTTATTTTCCATATTATCTCCCTTGTTAATAAAAAAAGGCTAGGCGATTTCTCGCCTAACCCTTGTGTAATTTAAGCTACTTGTTGGGATTCAAGATGT